CTGCAGGGATGCCACCATGCTCCGCTAACGACGGGCAAAAGTGAACCGAGGCTCGCCAGCGCATAAGTGCACCGTCAGGTATAATCGCACTAGTCGTCTTCATGTCAAACGCATCCGCATCACCCCTATTAAAGTGTACCGGATCGGTGTCGGCAGAGCCTAAGTTAGTGTCTAGGCCAGACATTGGAAGATCCAGCGTAACCTTATGGATGTTTGTGTTCTCTAACACAGAAGAGGAGCCGCTTATTCTTGGCTCCCAATAAGCAAACTTGCTCCAACCCGGATCGTTTCGTTGTGCAGCCGTCCTCTCAATATTGTTCCAATCTAGGCCTTCTTCACGCACGTTAGCCGCCTGAATGTTTGCAGACTGAGTATTAAAAGACGAGAACGCGGTGTTAATTTTCGCCACATCTCGCGCATCACCTGGCTTTATCGGATCCCATTCGACCTTTCCCATAACTACCTCTTAACGTGTCTTACCCACAAGTTTCTTCCTAACCACTCTACTGTCACACCCATGCTGTCTGTTAGCGCCCCCGTGTGTGAGGTCACTTTAGAGTCACGCCCAGTAAAGATATACGCCATGACGGCCACTGTGTGCGTCCCTGCCCCCACCGGCACATAGGCGTTCAGATACCTGCACTGTTGAATAAACTCTGTTTGCACACCGCTTCTAGCCACGACGTTTCCATCCACAACTATACAGATCATCACCTGACCTGCGTGCTTCGTGTAGTTCCTTGTAGAGGTGTCGTTATAGTATTTGGATGTCGAGCCGTCGCCCAAAATGTACTTATGTTGCCAATTAATGGAGGTTTCGATTTGAAGCGCACCGTCAGTGGTCTGCATGTTGACCGACATCTGGCTCCATCCGTTGGCATTAGAGGGAATAGGTCTAAGTTTTGGACGACCCTGCCTGCTCGCCTTACCCAACACCTGCGTTTCAGGCGTTCCGGTGCCTGTTATTGTCGAGATTTGATTGAACGTGCCAATGGCAAACTTATCGCTGGTGAGAATGTCTCCGCCAAAATTGTCTCGGTCAAGGTTCCCGTTGAACTCCCCAAGCAAGGCTGTGAGTTCAGCGTTAATTTCATGCGGTGTTAGCACGTCTCCGTCCGCCCACAATGCTTTTTTCTGTATTCTAGACATTACCCGTTCACGTCCATCTTCTTAATGTTTAATGATTTCCCTAGCGCGTGCAGGTCGTAAGACACTAGCGACATCTTCGTTGAAGTCGCCTTAAGCGTCAGCGCCATCTGGCTTGCGTTATGCAGATCAAACCTTACCGGCGTTGGCTTGTAGTCGTACCAAATCTTTGAAGCATCCCATTCTGCCGTGCCCCACTTGTCCGCAGTGTACTCGCTATCCACGGCCTTCTTGGTGTCAGCCGCCGCCCTCTCAAACGTCACCCTCCTATCCTTCTTAATGTTTAGCGCCACCTCTCTCCCGTAAGACATTAGTGACGGCTCAAAGTGAAGAATCTGCGTGCGGTTTTCAAACTGATGCGGAGATGTGGTGTACTCAGAGTTGATGTCAGAGCCGTTCAGGTCGTGACCGTGCGAGTATACAAAAATGCCAGGGTTGTCTTCGTTGCCCCCAAAGAACAGTTCCTGTTGGCTATTCTGGGTCGGGCACAAGCTTAAAACGGGGTAGCCCTCTCTAAAACTCCACGCGCCTACATTGTAATGGTAGACCAAGGTCTTCCCAGCATCCTTGTCGGCACCTGTCGGCACCTGAATCCAGACCTCTTCGTCTCGGTAGTTCACGCACGCTTGACTCATCATTAGCTGGGCCTTGTTTACCTGCTTTTCCCAAGTGTCCGCTATCTTCTTTCCAACGTATTCTATCGTTGTTGGGGTGCCTGTAGTGCCCATTACGCCTTGAAGGACGTGTGGCCCCGTGTCCGCCAAAAACATAAGCCCAAGAGGCTTTCCTGAAAAGGATTGAAGAGTGGGGCCGGGAACCTCTACTATAGCATTTGGCGCTACGCATCCCAAGTCCTCCGTAAGCGTTTCTGTTTGAAATCCAACCACAGGATCTCCCTTGATCAGATAAATGCCTCTTCGCTTAAACACAACAATGGCGTTTTTTGTGGGGTACATGCCCGTGATTGCGCCAGAGTCTCTGTCTCCCACCTGAAAGAAATTCATCTTGGGAAACTGCCCAAACTTAAGTGGAGCACTGTAATACACTCGGTCGGGATAGTCTGGACGAGACGCGAGAAATAGCGTGCCCTTAAATGCCGCGCAGTACTTAGCTCCGGTAGGGTACAGCCCCTTTGACCGCCTGCCGTACTTAGATCCCAAATCCTCGTCGCCCTTAGTGTCGCATATTTGAAGCTCTCCGCCCATAGGATGGTTGCTGTGGAAATACAGGTTCGCCTGTGATGGCTCTGCCACTATCCCATAGGGGATGCTCGCAGAGTCCAGCCCCTCCGCGTCATCATCAAGAAGCATGGTTTTGTGGTATACATTTTTTGTTCGGTAAAGCCGAATCCCACGAACATCAGCCGGAGGTTTTGGAATTGTAATCCCAACACACACCTTCGTCGGCTCGTACTGCTGTGGAGTTCCCGAAGCGTTCTGCGCCAAACTCTGAACTCGCGGCTCTCCCGACTTGCCGGATATGTTATCCCCATACACCCACTGTGTGTCCGAACAAGGAGAAGTCTCACCCAAATCATTAACCCAAGAGTACGCATAGCCGTAACACCACGCTCTATCTTGGCAAAGTTGCTTAACATCTACACTCGTTTCCGTGTCGTTTGGACGAACAGCATCCGCATCTTTTTGATGAGTGATCCCCACTCCCACCTGCAAGACTGCTGCGTATTTAGGGTCGTTACGCGCTATATCCGCGTACACCCTATCGTACATTTTGAACCCCTGTCGAGGCCCTGCCACAATCGGCGCTGCCGGAATCTGATCAAACCCTACACGCTCTAGGGATATGCCATCAAAACGCAACGGCTCATCAACACCGTTTATCATATAAAGCCACCCGTTGCATGATATGTACTGAGTCTTTTGCCACGGGCTTTCGCTGTACGCTCTCGATATGACCGAAGGGCGGTTAGCGTCTGCTGGAGAAAGTGTCTTGATAAGCGGGTATCTTTCTGCGGACTGCCACTTAAGGTACACAAGTTTAGCGGTTCCGTCTGTGTTCTTCACCTCTGCAATAATGAAATCCCGCGCCCCATTTCGGGTCGCAAACCACTTCATTGTTTCTGTTCGCCTAGGAATCTCGTGGCTACCTGTGGTGTGAGAAATCTTCGAGAACCCTCCGCACGTCTTCCACTCCCCCATTTTATCGTAGGTCATGTTGACAATATTCTCCGCCGTTCCATTAGGCGGCTTCTTAGACTCGTCTACTCCGCGCGGCGTTTCTACTTTTAGGGCCTTAGTTCTCATGTGTTCACATAGTCAACGGTTGGTATTTCTACAGCGTGATGCTTCTGAGAGAAGTGACTCTTTCTCCTTCTGACCTGCCCTTTGCTGTTCAGGTATCTTCGCCGCATGCGCCTCTCAAGCTCCAAGGCCAGTTTCCCGTGCACCTTAGACAAGTCGGGGGCCTCATGGCGTATCGCAAGCATCTGCACCACCTTATGCACGATAAGCGGGTGATACTCTAACGGAAGCTCCGGGGTAGCCGTTTCGCCGTACAACTTCTTTGCCCTTGCCAGATACCGCACTTCTACTGTCTTGTCGGTGTCTGGGCGAGGCCAAAACCTAACGTACTGGTACTGCCCAGGAGGCTCGTAGTCTTCCCACCTGCGCTCTAGGCTGGCATGCATCCAGTTTGCTTTGGAGCTTGCTGATGTGTCGTTGTAGTTTGTAACTGAAGGGTCGTCTATTACAGCCGCAAGCAGCCAAGGCCCCCAATTTTTATCTGAGTACGGCACTGGCGTGTTCCCTTCGCTTTCTGCCATACGTCTAAATACAAGGCGTTGACGCCCTAAGTACTGGCTGTCCATTACGTCGTCGTTGTGAAAGTAAAGAACAATCTTGTTTGTGTGCGTTGAGCCGTTTCCTTGTGTGGTTGCCTCTGTAATTGGTGATGGAGGAGACACTCTTCCGGCGTACTGCCATACTACAAAATACTGGAATCTGGTCTTGTCTGGAAGGTAGCCTCCAGTTGAACTTTCAGAGGACGAAAGCAACGACATAGGCCGGTTAGAGTGACGCTCGAAGAACTCTCTGCCATAGTCGTCAAAACCAGTAGAGCGGCTTACTAACAACGGATCCGTCATCCAAACGGTCGGATCTCCCGTCTCATCTGGGTTGAGCATATATTGTCGTTCGGCTGGCAGGTCTATTTGATGAATCAGCCCACGGTCATCGTCACGCGACATTACCCCAAGCACTTCCGCGCAATCGTTTGGTAGGCGGTACTTAAGGGCCTTCACGGTAGCATTGCCGCTACCAAAATCTGCATAGTTATACCGAGGATCTGGGTGGATAGTTACGGTGTTGCCTGCGCTCTTATACGCACGCTCGATCACATACGAAGTGCGGTTTCTATCAAGTGATGCGCCACCAATATCATACCCTGACGCCTGATTGTTATTGCTGTCCTCGTCCACGGTTGAGCCAAAGTCTATAACGTGACCCGCAAGTTCATCGACGTTTACGTCCGAAGTGTGCCCTGTGGTAAAATTACTGTCTGGAGCAGTAAGCGACCTGCCGCCCGTCACATTCGTTAAAGCCGTCTTGGCTATTTCTCGGTCTTTCATCAGTCGGACTTCAGCGATCTTATGCCGAAACGGCCACGCCTGAGAATCCATTATCTGCATGTACTGTGCGTTAATGAGTTTATTTACATCTTCGCGATGAGCCTCTATGTTAGGGTCGAAAACCAGTTCCCGTTCGACTGCCTCGCGTATTTCCTTCAGATTCATCTGGCCTCCCTAAAAAAACGGCCAGGGAAGGTTCGTCCCGCCCTGGCCGTAGCACTGTGACATACCCAAAGAGAATATAACTCTTATCGCATTTGTACCCAAACAGTTAATGTTTCTCCGTCGCCGGAGGCGGTTAACGCGGTACCCATTGTGTGAGCCTCGTGAACATCGTCACCAGTTAACTCTGCACCTTGGACCTGACCCGCAGTCGCGGCGTCTGCTTGCACAAGCTCGCCTACCGAAATCGACCCAGTACCCGTTACGCCTTCTTTGATGCCGTAAACGATTACCTTGCCCCACGAAAGAGTTGGAATAGCTTCATCAGCAAAGCCGACAACTAATTTTCCATCCTCATCGACGTTTGTTTTGATGGCTGTTCCTAAACCGTGGGTCGTAACACTTACGTCCACCATTACAGCGTGGCCATCAGCAATAGTCGCAGCGGTGCCGTTGTAAAAGTTGTACACTACCCGTGGCGCAGTTGCTTCCGCATTGGCTACGTCTGGCGCGTATGACACACTTCCTACTTGTCCTGCCATGATAACCTCCTAAATGGTGTCTGCATCATACAGAAGTCCGTTAGAACCCCAGTACTCGCACGTTAATTGACCAAACAGGTGCATGAATGCACATCGTACACTATGTCCTGATACTGATTTGAACTCGTCGAGCTTAAACACATATCCTCGTTGGCCGACAAATTTAATTGCGTTCCAGTCGAGGAATAAGCAAGTCCACTCGTTGTCTCCGCCGTTGACCGTAGTGTCTGGCATTCTGGAGGTAACGGTCAATGGAATGCCGTTGTAGCTCATTACTGCACGACCACCATCAAGTTGGTTGTCGCCTCGAACCAAGTATTGCTCTTGGCTCTGAAGTTGCGTCTTCAAGTTGTTCGCACCTGCAATGCTTAAGTAACCGCGAAGGTTAACAGCATCTCCGGCCAACTCTCGAATACGGGTCGTTAGGTCGTACAACCCAGTCAAGCCGTTTGTAGAGAAGTCGTTGTCTGCATCGTACACCTGATTCTGAAAACCAGGCAATGAAGAGTGCGTGTTCTTGCTCACATTGTGAACGGTATTGTTCTGATTCCCCACATCTTCGATTTCAAGAATCCCAGTGTTCGCGGTAGTCGCGCCGGTTGTTCCGTTGAGCGTGTTGAAGTCGCTCATGTTTGCTTCGCCGCCACGCAAGATTTGATCTTGGAACTCTAGTCGCATTCCGTCTTCAACGTCCTTGAGGCGTGATTCCATAATCGAAATCACTTTGTGTGAATCTCGGTTTAGGATTTCATCCTTAGAGGAGATGAGAACAGGCCGGATACAATAGGCCCATGAATCGTGGCCTGGGGTTCCGAGCGGTTCCGCATGGAGGTTTACTGGTTCATACCCAGTTGATAACTGAGTGGTTTTGGAATGACGATTTGTCTTCCAAGGGATGATGATTCTCTCACCACCGCTTTCTTCTCTCGTTCCCAACTTTAGGAGATCGTCCACGAACGGAGCGGGGCGATCATTCATAGATCGCATTTCCTTCAATCGAGCAAAAGCGGTAGTACTGAGCAATTCATCAGAGACGGTCAATGATGTTGTTGCCATTATAATTCCTACTTTAAATATTAAGGTTTAGCGACCAAACTACCTAAAGTGCCGAAACGGGTTGTACAAGCGTAGCCCTGCAAACGGTTAACAAATATAGTCGATCATACACGATGTATCGCGGCAATTGCATATATGCAAACTACTTGTATCCCACACCCATGCGACGATACTTGTCTAAATCGGATCTCATTACGTCTGGGTTCTGCCTGTAGAAATCCAGCAACTCGCGAGAATCCCCTTCTGGGCGCTGCCGGACGAGCGGACGATCTCTATTCCCGCCCTTGGCCATCAGAGACTGAGACTGAGCACGGGCCTCCGCTACCTCATCACGGCTATATATCCCCTTATCGAGCCGCACATACTCGTACGCCTTCTCAACAGGAATTCCGTGCGCGTCCACCATTGCCTTAATGTCATTGTAATGATCTGCAAAGTCAGGCTTAGAGTCCGCAAACTTCTTTATCTCCGCAACACGAGAAGCCTTGGCTTCTGCGGCCTGCTGGGCGTAAACTTCTTTATTTCTCTCTTCCGCAATAGCTGTCACCTTGTCTGTAAACTGCTTAAACAGGCTTGCAAAATTCTTTTTAGCTATCCACTCTTGGCCTTCTTTCGTATAGGGGTCAGGCTGACGCCCTTCCGGTGGAGTCATCATCTTCTGCAGCTCTGGGTTCTTGAAAAGCTCGTAGACCCCATTTTGCTCCAGCTTCGCAGCCTGCTGTAACGACTTTACCTTCTCCAACTCACCCTGAAGTTCTTTGCGAAGGTCTGCGTTTTTTTGAGTAGTCTGAAGCATCTTGCTACGCATATTGTGAACGAGCTGCTTTGCCTCTATAGGCAAAGAGTCCACGGAAGCCTTGTCTACCTTAAACGCTGGCTGATCGTTTCTTTCCAGCATTTGGTCAAGAGCCTGAATCCACTCTGGAGACTCCTCTCCGAACAGATCTGCCGTCTCTTCAGATTTATGCTCCTCTGTGACTGGCGTTAGTGCAACGTCATCGCCGGGGGGAACAGAAGGCGCTGCTGCTTCTTGGGCTGGTGCCGGAGCTTGCGCTTCTGGCGGGGGTGCCGCCTCTGGGGCGGGGGTCGGGACGGGGGCGGACGCTTGAGCTTCTTCCATCATATCTCCTTATGCGAGTGCTGCTAGATCTTCATCCGAAACACCCCCCTCTACCGGAGCAGGTGCCTCCGGTGAAGCGGGTGTAGATGTAAGTTGTTGTTTAAACTGTTCGTCTCCCATCATAGCAGACAAAATACTCGACGCCTCTGCAAGGCCGTCATTGCTTACTGCTAATACGCTAGGATCAAACTGATACTGATCTGCCCCATCTACTGGCGTCTCCTGCAGGAACGCAGAAATAGCGATGAGCGCAGCGTATATTGGCGCAGGAAGTTGGTCAAGAGGTGCATCTACAGGCGGAATCGGCGGTATCTCTACCTGCCCTCCGGCCATATCCTGCACAAACGCCACCAAAGTTTCCGCTAGTGCGTTTACTCTTGTCGGCTCTAATGGTTCAGACGCCATAGGAGCTGTACCCCCGACTGCGGCCTCCATCTCTTTTGACTCATCTGGAACAAGCGGCTCGTTCTGTGCGGCTTGCGCGGCAGCAGCTTCTCCTTCTGGAGTATATGGAAATTCCTGATCGCCTACTTTTGGCATAATTACCCTCCTGCCTGTTTTTTGGCTTGGTCTTTATAGTATCCCTTATCACGAAGGCGACGATAATCTGCAAAATCAGGATCATCCTCGTACCTTTGTTGTGTAGCCTTATATCGCTTTCGTATCTCATCATCACGAGACTCGGCCTTCTGGGCCAACCCGTCCATGTCTATCTGACAATCCGCCGGTACAAGCCCACGCTCCTTGCAAAGCTGCTTTCTATGGTGCTTATCGTTGACCATGCAATTGAGAGCGCGGTCAAAATATGGGTATATTTTTCCTTGGCTGCTAACACCCCCAAGCTCGATGCCAGTGCCAGGGCGCAGAAGGACAGTAAAATCAGCACCGCTACATTCTGGGCAGGTATCCTCATCGTCATCCCTATCTATAGTCATAACTTGGCCGCGTATGGTTAACACATCGTACTCCGCTTCGCAGTCCGAGCACTTTCGAGAAGTCATCAGCGCCATTACTTCATCCCCTCTAACAGTTGCGGCATAGCCTCCATCACGGCCTGCTGCACCACAGGATCTGCGTTCGCAAAAGACTCAGGCGGTTGAGGCATACCCTCCGGGGAAACGGCCTCCGGCGGAGGAGCCATCCCTTCTGGCGGCATCGCCTCTGGCAATTCCTCCGGCTCCGCGTCTATCTCTTTAGATATAACATTCCAACCCATGTCGTCAGGCAAGTCGTACAGTGTCACAAGGTACTCTATCTGGCGCTTTGCCATAACAGACACCGCACCAGGAGCCTCTGTAGCCACCTGTATTAACTCTAAGAGTTTTCCTTGGACCAGCTCAAACTCCTGCCTACGCTGCTGTTCCGCTACGGGAGTGTTCGCGGTATCGACCAACGTGACCTCGTATCGGCCATCTAGCGACTCCCGCTTAAACTCGTAATCCTCCCCAGACACCTTAAGCTTTACAGAGTCCCTTTTCATTGAGCGCATAGATTCTATCAGCACTCTGACATACAAGGTAACCAAACTAGACAACGCCTTGTCCATGCGCTTGCGAATTCTGCCTATCGTAGTTTCCGTATAGTCGTTTAGCCGCATAACCTCAGTAGCCGTTAGATACTCGCCTGCTGTGCCGCGAGTAAAGTCCGCCGTGCCGCTGGCCTCCTGCCTGCTTTTGTCGAGAAGTTGCGCGTACTCAAACAGTGTACTAGACACGCCTTGCTGCTCTAAATACTTAAAGGTTCCTTCGAGCGTCTCCGCTTCTAGACCCGCCAGCACCATATCCTGCCCACTCTCTATCGCAGACAACACATCATCATCCACCTCGTCCTTTCTAAAAAGCAGGACACGAGCAATGTCACGCCGGAAAGCATTCGCTAAGAACGTCGCCACTAGGTTTCGCTCCGCATTTAACTCGTACATTGTCGCTACCGGAGGCACGCCCTTGAGCGGAAACTCTGGGGTGTTCTCTAGTATAATGGGGATTATGGGGGCCTGAGGTTCACCAGACGCTTTAGTGTAAGGCATTGGCCCCTCAAATACCTTGTGTATCTTTTGGCCCTTAGACTCTGTGCTGATGAGATACACCCTGTATTCTCCGAGAGTCTCTTTCTTGCCCACATTGTGGATGGCTGTAAAATCGTAAAACTCAAGCACTCGTATGTAGTTCTCGTCCTGCCTTGACTTCTGAGGATCGTGATTTAATCCGTGCATAACCACGTCCGGCTTTGGGCCTGCATGAATTTCTGGCGGAATGTTATATATCTTGGCCGCCTGCTCGTACGGCATAAAGAACGTGTGACCCGTGTACCTCATGTCGTCCTGCGTAGAGCGTCTATCCCACACAGCCTCCCAGGGCGGAATGACAGAAAGCCAAACCAAATCCATTGGGTCTTGGTCTTTAATGTGGTTTGACGGCTCGTGCTTCCCCATTTTAAACGCGGACTCCCCGTACAGTAGACCCATTTGGTACGCCTGCTCTGCTAGCGACTCTGCTTTTGTGTTTGATAGAAACCTATCCCCCAGCGCCTGCACCGAGCGTGCGTCGTCTACGGTTATCTCCTTCTTCCTCACCACATCGTCCGGGCGCACAATTGTCCTTACGCCCTTATAAAACAGAGACGAGACGTAGCTGCTGACCCACGGCTTTATGAGGTTTATCTGAACCCGAATGGGAGACATGTTCTCCCTCGACATCATGCTTGCGCCGCCCAGGTCGTACTCTTCCCAAAACTTATCCTCGTACGCCGCCCTGTGACGACGCCACACATACCGGCTCTCTGCCACCATCTTGTCGTGAGAATCTAGAATATTCTCTACTTCTTCGTCTGGTATCGCCATTAAACCCTCTCCTGCGCCCGTTTCAACCTTTGATGATGGATACTCTTTTCAACGTTATCCGCCTTCCGACCAGAGTGTTGCCTACGCGCATTCCATAGTGCCAACACTAGTGCGTCTGCATGATCATCGTGATGACCGTCGTCCGCCTCAATGTTACCATTGTCCTGCTCGCGTATATGTAATAACTCGTTTATCGTTATTGGGTCATTGAACTGCACAAATCCATCGTCTATTAGGTGTGCGCCATAGTCGTACACCATCGTTTTAGACTGGCCTGCTCTGCCGCCCTGGGTCCACCAATCTTTCCCCTTGCTGTCTTTCCATAAACGAACCCCCATTTCACCCATTCGTTTAATTACCGTTTTTCCAAACCCGTTGCTTTCGCACAACACCGGGCAGCGGCCATACATTCCCGAAAGCTTTGCGCCTACCTCTGCAAACTGACGAGGCTTAACGCGCTTGCTTCTGTACACGGCGACTTGGGTCAGGTCGTCCCTTACCACCTGCCACACCGACCAGTCTCTATTTGTTCCGCCTGCGGCATCGCCACCAATGTAGTACCTGCGGTGCTCTTCATAACCTTCGTATGTAATCAAATCTCTGTCGTCATTTACTCTATTGGCTGGCATGGTGTGGATGATGGTGTTCAGGTTCTCTACATTAAACCACATTCCGCCCGTCATCAAAAACGGCTCCTCCCAATTCATAGGGTACTCCCTACGAAATCGCGTAAGACCATACCCCTGATCTTCTATCTTCATTCGACGCCACGCTATTTGTCTATCAGTCAGGCCAAGCTTGAAAAGCTTTTCTTCTTCGTCTGTGCGCTCCCAGTCCTCGTCCGGCTCTACCTGATACTCGTCAAACATGTGCCAAGGGAAAAACAAGAAGTTCCATCTTTTCGACTGTCGAGCGGTTTTGACCATCTTGTAAAAAACACCAGAGGGTCCGTCTGCTGTGCTTTCAATAACTATACGAGAGTTCTCATCCTCATGGATTGTAGCCAAAGCCGACGCCCAAACATCCTCATCGACCTTGCTTCCCTGCCTAGCAGAGGAGCCTTTTGGCCACAAACCCATCTCTGTGCAGTGTAGGTTCTGAAACGTAAAAGCTCTAGCCTGACTACGACCACCAGCCATAAGCTGACGGAAGCTCGCCTCGTTGTGACCAAACTGTAAAGTCTTCATGTTGTCTTTTAGGAGTGATGGACGTATGGCGTGGGGGAGTGTGCGGTAAAAGTTCTTAAGCATCATGTTAATTCGACCACAAGCCTCGGCTTCGTGAGTAATGGAAAGCGTCCCAATAGGCTCTCTAGACGTAAAGGCCTGCCAAAAGAAACACGCTGCTGAAATTGTGGTCATTCCGATTTGTCTAGGTTTAAGCACGCATATCCGGTTGCTTGTTTCAAATGCTTCTATAAACGCCTTTTGTTCAGGCCGGATATTGGAAAGCGTCGAACGCTTGCCGTGCTGGTCAATAATTCCGAGCCGCCTAACAAACCAATCGCAACTATCTAGGCCCATCGCCGCCCCGGTTCCACGCCATTAGTGCTGTCGCGTCTCCGGTAATCACATTCATCGCTGTCTTTACGGCTTCCGCGTCGGAATCCGCTCTGATTAGCGCGTCTGCTGCTACTGAGCGCGAACAATGGGCGACTGATGCGACCCAATCTAATCTTTCTATGGCTGACTCTGTTAATCGTAAACGAACTTGGCGTTTCTTCATCCATTGGGGGCTACTCATCTACTTCTCCTGCTAACCACTGCTTAAGTGTGTCGTCAGTAGAAGAATTTCCCCCTGATTCCGCCAATCGTGCCGCACCTGCTACAACATCGCCTATCGCACGCGCCGGAACGCGGGTTGGGTCTTCTACCATCTGCAATAATAACCCACGCATAAGCCCTGTTGCAGCCTCTTCTGGTGTTAAACTCTTTTTATTTGCTAAATCTTCTAACAATTCGCGTCCGTGAGGGGGATCTAGCGAGCCTTCGTCGGTTTTTCGGCCTGGAGTACAGCCGTGCCACGCCAAATCGTGAGGCCCATCGCCACTTTCTAGCAAAATAGCGCAGTCTGGGCAGGGTATTAGGTCGGGAACGGATTTCATTTGGCCTTTTTAAGCTTAATTACGTTGCTTGTTTCCGTGTAATTGATGTCTTTGGCCGATTCGGAAAGGATATACAGCAACTCCTCCGTCTTTCTAATAGAGGAAACGTGCAAATTCCGAAGTCTTGACCTGTCATCAGCGTCCTTAAAGGCATTTCTACGAGCCTCTGAGAACGAACGCTTGCCCACTACATCACTCATCAACGACGCCGCGTCGTTCGTTTCCCTGTCGTAGCGCCATATGTCTGACGCAATGCTCCGCGCAATGGTTTTTTCAATCGCCGTTGGCTCTTCTTTGTTTTCCGAGTACCTTTCGAGGACATCTGCATATAAGTCAAGAAACTCTCCCAGTCTACACCATTCGTTTTCTAGCAATATACCTTGGGGTCGCGCCCATTCTCTAAGCAGTGGTGACTTTATCGCCATCTATATCTCCCATTTGTGAACGAAGCGTTTGCCACGGTACACCAAGAGCTTTTCCGATATTTCCCCACTTCATACCAGAAGCTCGCAACGCCCTAGCAGCTTCAATTTTGTCTTCTTCGATAGCCGAAGACTGAGGCTCTCCATGAAATTCCTTTACCATTTCAAGTGCGCGTTCACGATGCTCTCGATGTCTTCGAGGCAAGTGCTTTAAAAGCCCCGTCTTGCAAAACTTGTCCAACTTTTCTCCGCCATTCTTGCTTGGCGTTGGTTCAGTCTGAAGCGTTTCGCAGAACGCCACACTGATTTTGACGTACGGCTCTGACACCTTGTCGTCAGCGGTTTTCTGCGGATTAGGAGTTCCTCCGCCATACTGAGTACCCTCCGCATACCGATTCCAGTGTTGATTAGCGTTTGGGCGCTTAAACGTCCGATAGCCCTCATGGTCCTCAACCTTCCACGCGACCGGCTTCCACTCACCCTGAAGCTCTTTGTCTAAATACATGTGAATCACAGCGTGCATCCAGCACCCAATAAAGTCCTCCAGCCTAGATCGCGAAAAATTTCCCAGCACAAGTCCTGTGCGAAACGCAAACTCTCGAACCTGAAGCATATACGCTGGCCCTCCATCTTTTACAGCAGATATTTGTTCTGCGGTCAAGTCGGCCATCTGAGGACGAAGCATCATGTCTAGTATCTCATTTATCTCTGTCTTAGCCCCTACTATGCGGTCGGGGTAGGTAACTAACGGTTCACGGGCCATAAGAACTCCTTTGTTGCAGTTGTTTCGTAATACGTTCGTTTTTGGTTCGCAAATTTTCACACACGGCTGG